TATCTGAATCAGGCCTAACCAAACAATTTGAAAAGCTTACTACTAGTTTAAGTGATAAAGAACTATCAAAAATTAGTAAAAATGTTAATCAGATCTTACAGCAAAGTAAAAAACCATTAAAAGATGCTCAAGCAGTTACACAAGAAGTAAGAGAAACAGCAAAAGCTAGTGAAACTGCTTTTCAAAATTTAGCTAATGCTACTAAAGATAACAGCCCATTAACAGTATTTTTAGCTAATACTATCAAACAAGCTAGTGCACTTAAAAAAGCATTAGATGATTCAGTTGGTGCCCGCGGAGCCTTAGACGAATTAACAAAAAAAGGTAATTTAGAGTTTTTAGGTCCAGAAGTAGCATTGACACTAGCTCCACTTGTAGAAGATTATAAAAAACTACAAACAGAATCAACTAAATATAATAAAACACTTTTTGATAGTCAAAAAGAACTAACAAAATTAGAAATTGATTTAGCTGGACCTGCTGTGCGATATGAAGCAGAGAAAAGAGCTAGAGCAGATTTTTTAACACAAATAGTACAAGATAGTAAAACTAGATTAAGTGATATAGATAGTCAAATGAATAAAATTGCTGACTCAGCCAGAAATCTTATAAAGTCTGCCGTAGACAGACAAATAGATACAAGTCTAGCAAATTTTAGACTACGCATGGGGCAGCTATCTGTACAATTACAAAAATCAATACTTGGTACCTACAAGGAACAAACTGTATCGACTGTAAAAAGAGAAACGGATTTAACTATAAAAAATATAGATATACAAGCTAAATTAGCAGATGCTAATATGAAATTAGTATTGGGTATCGAATTGCTACGTGTTCAAGTACAACGTGACGCTGATCTAAGAGAACTACAGTTTTATAAAGAATCTCAAGCAAGAGGAAACGTATTAGAATATGGAGATGAACTACGATTAACAGAATTAGAGCAAAGAATTGTTAGAGCAGGAAAAGTAGAAAAAGCAGCAGGTACTGGAAATATTGGTGAACTTACAAAATTAGCAAAAGAAGATCCTACTTTATTTACTCTTATACAACAACTTCAAGGAATGAAATTTGCACAACAACAATTTGCTAATGAAAAAACTTTAGCTCAGTTACAAGGAAATATAAAAGTAAGTGAAATAGAAGCTCGCGATGCAGTAGAAGTATTTAATCGTCAAATTGCTGATTTTACAAGAAGTCTGAGTGAGATTACCGATGAAGGTCCTCAAGGTGCTGCTGCAAAAGCCTACTATGAAACTCAAATTTTTGAATTACGAAAAAAAGCTTTAGCTCGTGAAGAAAAAGGAGCCCTTGAGGCAGCTGGAATAACTTTTAAAGCTGACAAACAAGCACTTGCCGCCAGATTAGGTACAACTCCAGAGAAACTTACTGCTGAACAATTGAAAGAAATAGGTGGTACATATGACGAAATATCTGCAAGAATTACTAATAGATATAAAGACCAACTAAAAGAGTTAACTAGTACTACAGAAATTAGATTACGAGATTTAGGTATTGAAGGTGCTAAAGCTGCAGCACAAATAGAATCGGCAAGAGCAACACAGTTAATAGATGCTAGAGCTGCGGCAGAACAACAACTTGCAGAAGTTCAAGAATATGCTTTTACTCAATTAGAACTGCAGTTAGATACAGAGCGACAACTATTAGATATAAAAAATCAACAAGGGACCTTAACTCAAGAAGAATATAGATTAGGTAATTTGCGAATACAACAGCAAGCAAACGAATTAACTTTAGCAAAATCTTTACTAGAAGCAACTCGTGCTAGAGATACTGCCGCTAATCAATTATTACGTGACATGGCAGCTGAACCTAGTGATGAAGAAGGTGGTATGTCCCCTGCAAAAGCAGCAGAGTTTGCTCAACGTGGTCAAGCAATAGGGCAAGCCTATCAAATTACTACAGATAGAGCAAAAGAATTATACAGAACTCAATCAGAAATACTAGGTCTAAATAAAACTTTAGACTCTGGTGCAAAAACGCTTGGAGATACTTGGACACAACAATTTAGCAAGATGACTGATGCACTAATGAATTTTATAACTACAGGTAAATTTAGTTTTAAAGATTTTATGACTAGTATGTTATCTGATTTTATACGAACAATACTGCAAATGCAAATGCAATCTTTGGCTGCTAATTTATTTGGTGGTCCTCAGGTTGTAGGAACAGCAATTAAAACTTTTTTAGGTATGCCACCAACACCAAGTGCTATGGGCAATGCATATAGTAATACTGGTATGATGAAGTATGCTAAAGGTGGTGTTTTTGAAGTACCTGGTTATGCTAAAGGAGGAACATTTACTAATCAAATAGTAAATCAACCTACCTTATTTAAAGCAGCTAATGGTTTAGGAGTAATGGGTGAAGCAGGACCAGAAGCTATTATGCCACTTAAACGTGATGCTGCTGGCAGATTGGGCGTTAGCGGTGGTAGTGGAGAAGTTAATGTTGTAGTCAATAACTATGGCAAAGAACGTGCTGAGGTTAAGGAAAGTACAGATGGTCGCGGAAATCGTCGCATAGAGGTTGTAGTAGGCGAAATGGTGTCTGGAGAAATGACCAGAGTAGGTAGTCCGCTACAGCAAACATTTACTAATAGTTATGGACTAGCTATGCCTACAGGTAGGAGATAAATATGGCAATACCAAGTTGGCCAGCAGCGCCATTTCCACAAACACCGCAGCGTGGTTATCAAGAAACTGTAGGTACAAATATTGTACGCTCACCAATGGACGCAGGACCTGCAAAGCAACGCCTACGTAGTAAGCGTCCTAGTACTATGGCTGTACAGTTTCTATTAACTAAAACAGAAGTAACTACCTTAGAAAACTTTATTAATAACACACTATATGGGGTACGTAGATTTAGTTTTACGCACCCTAGAACTAAAGCAACTGTAGAATGTAGAATAGTTCCACAAGGTGATGGGCAATTTTTTACACTTAACTATGTTGCGCCTGATTATTACAATGCAAACTTACAGTTTGAAATATTACCATGAATAGACTTAATAACCTATCTGCAGCAGCTATTAGAGCTATGTTTTCTTCGGAAACGGAAGAACAAGTTATAATGTTACTAACTATACATGATCCTGATCCTACAGGATCAGATTATCCTATAAGATTAGCCGATAGCTTTACAGGTAGGTTAACTGGTAGTACTCTTGGATGGGCTATTCAAGAATTGGAAACCAAAGAAGGCTATACTACGGATGCTGAAGTAATATATGGTGTAACTAGAACTGTAAATAGTCAACTACAGGAATTTGTATTTTTACCTATGCAAATTAACCTACCGCCTGAGCATGAAACAGGAGTGGGTAGCTTAAGTATTACTATAAACTATGTTACGCCTCAAGCTATTATACTAATCAGAAAATATCTTACCCAGCCTACAAGGGTAACTATAGACTTAGTATTGGGTAGCAATACCAATAATACAGAAGCTAGTTTTGATAATTTTTGGATTACTAATGCTACATATAACGCACAAAGTATAACTTTTCAGTTAGATATGATTAGTTTTAGCAGAGAACCTTTTCCAAGCTTCTCATTTACCCCTAGCTATTTTCCAGGATTATTCTAATGAATTATGATAATTATATTGGATTGCCATATAAAGAAAATGGTAGAGATGATACCGGACTGGATTGCTGGGGTTTAGCCAGAAAATTTTATAAGCAAGAATTAGGTATTGAATTACCTAGTTATGCTGAACTATATGATGGCAGCTATGATCCTAAACTGCCACAAACTGTTAACTACTATAAAGATAGTTGGACTAGGGTACAAAGTCCACAAGCCGGTGATTTGTGTGTGTTTAACATACTAGGTGAACCAACACATATAGCTGTTTATATAGGCAACGAAAAATTTTTACATAGCCGTGAGGGCAAAGACAGTGTAATTGAGAGGCTAGATAATCCTAAGTGGGCCAATAGGTTAGAAGGATACTATAGATATACTGAAAAACTTAGCTTAATGCCTGTAATAGGCAGTCCAAATCCACTGCAGTGGAATCAATTAGTAGAAGCTGTACACGAAGGTACAAATGCTGCTAATTTTGCCAAATATATTAGTGTAAAGTATAAATTAACTGGCGAGTTTCAGCAACGATTAATGTTGTTGGTAGATGGTCGTCCTATACCACAAAATAAGTGGGATACTACTTATTTTACCAGAGAAAATGTAGTAAACTACAAAGTACTAGCACAAGGCAGAGATGGAAAGCGTATAGCATTAACACTAGCAGTTATTGTAGCTGCAATTATAATAGGTCCAGAAATTGCTGCTTATGCATTTAATGCTACTGTAGGTGCTGAAATGGCTGCTACAGCAGCTATGTATACAGAAGCCGCTGTAGCTGTAACAGCAGCAACAGTACCAACTGCTTGGGCAACTGCTGCTACAATGGCTGTACAATTTGCTGGCATGGCACTAGTAAATGCTGCTTTTCCAATACGTCCACCAAAAGACTTAGGACAAGCAGTTCCTACTAATAGTTTTAATGGTGCTCAAAATCAAGCAAATCCATTTGGGGGAATACCAGTAGTACTTGGTAAAAGTAGACTAACTGGTTTACTAGGAGCTGTACCTTATAATGAGCCAACTGAACGTAGTAGCTTATTACACCTACTTATAATTTGGGGCTTTGGACCACTGTATATAGATTTAAATAGTTTGTCAATAGGTGCTAATAATATAAGTAGACTAATTTCTGAAAATAGTTTAACTGATAAAAAGTTTACACTATTTGGCTTAGATAATGAAACTGAAGCTGAAAGAAAACAATTCAATGCACTGTATCCAGTAGATGTACAACAAAAACCTGCTAGTCCACTAGAACTTTACAACGATGGTACTGGCACACAGCCTTGGACTTGGGTAAGTTTTACTGAACCAGCTACAACTATTAAACTAGCTATTAATTTTCCCGAAGGTTTGCGTGATATTAAGGCTAGTAAAGGCGAAGAAAAAGAAGCTACAGTAGATTTTGTAGTTACTAAACCCATACCACATACTTTTCCAGATAATCCTGCTAATGGCAGTACTAGTACTATTGGCGGAATTACTTATACTTGGGACAATGATCGAGGCGTATGGACAACTACAGCACCACCGCCTACAGCTGGAACTATAGCTGCAGCTAATTATAGACTATTTCAAAATACTAGTACAACACTTAGTCCTATTCAAGCAGGATACTACAGAAAAACTATAATAAGTTTAAAAAATGGTGGCAATGAACTAGTTGTTAATCAAGGGCATATAAGTACTACACAAGCCGATCCAAACTTAACAACAAGAACAGATACTTATACTAGCAGCTATAGTAGACTAACACTAAATAGAATATCTGCACGTACACAACAAGATTTAGGTATTGATGTACTAGTAGATGACCCAAACGATACTACATTAATAGATGCAATAACCAGCCCTAGCTATGATGCTAGTTATGGCTGGGAACCAACTGTTGCCCAAACAGATACAGCTATTTGGTCATTTATACAAGATTCTACAGGTATAATATCAAAACAAGATTTACGTAGTACTCATCCAGGAGTAGTTGCTGAGGGATTAAATAGTATATATACTGGAAATACTATTACTATTGAAACTGGCTTTTTTAAGCCAAGCAATGTTGCCACAGGCCTAGGCGGAGCAACATTTACTATAACTCCATATGACACAAGCTATACTATATTTAGTACTGCACCAGGCACTAGTGCTAGTAAAACTTTTACTGGTACTGTTGCTGTAACTAGCACAGCTTGGAAAAATAATTTTTTAAAAGACAATGCTGTATGGAAAGCTAGTGGTAATGCTGCTAGCAGTGATAGAACTATTACACTACAAAATACTAATGTAACTTTTCCGCTACCAGGCTACTATACAGTAGATTTTAGTGTAGATAATGAAGGTTGGATTAAGATAGGTAAAACACTTGGTACACTACAACAAGTAGTTGGTGTTGCTAATGGACAAGATGATGGTGGTGGCTGGAAGGATGATCGCGTACTTAGTAGTAATTATATTGGCCTAGAGTTAAAAGAACGCATTACTCCTATTAATCCTATTAGAGCACTGTACTATGTAGCGCCTGGAGAAGAGGGTGCTTATATAGTGCAAGTATGGGCAAAAAATCATGAAAGTTACACAACCACTGATTCTAGTGGAAATACTGATGCAGGCGTAGCCGCACGAATAGTATATGAATACGACGGCATAGTAAATATTAATAAAGCAAATAATGGAGATTACGAAGCCTTTAGTGTTACTAAACTAGAGAAAAATGGTTTTAATTATATAAAAGAGTGGACTAATCTTCCAAGAGCTACATATACAATTGGTATTAAGCGACTAACTCCTACAGATCCGCGTAATGGCGATTGGCAGCGTATGTGGAGAACTTATTTACAAACCGTTACAGCTTATGACAGTGAGAATAATCCGCCACTACTGCCACTACCAACTAGAGATTGGTACAATGATACTACACTAGTAAAAGATACTAGAAATCTGTGTAGAACAGCTATAACTGTACAAAGTACCAACAGAGTAAATGGTAATATTGAAGGTATTAATGCGCTTGTACAAACAATAGCTCTTGACTATGATAATACAATAAATACTACTACTGCAGTTAGTGCAGGATCATTTGTTCTTGGCAGAGAGTATAAAATAACAACAGTTAGTGGCACAAACTATACAACTATAGGTGCTACAACTAATACAGTAGGTAGTAAATTTATAGCTACTAGTAGTGGTGCTAGCAATGGCACAGGTACGGCTACGCCTACTGGTTGGAAGCAACAACCAACAAATAATCCAGCTAGTTTATTTAGATATATACTACAGCATACTGCTAATGCTTTTCCTGTTAAAGACAGTGAGCTTGATTTAATAAAGCTGCAGGAGTGGTGGGATTTTTGCAATACTACCAATAGTTCAAATGGTAGACCAAAACTAACTTATAACAACGTACTAACAAGCACACAAAACTTAATGGAAGTATTAAAGGATGTGTGTGCAGCTGGTATGGCTAGCCCTACTTTTATTAATGGCAAGTGGAGTGTGGTAATTGATACAGCTAGACCGTATACTGTACAACATTTTACTCCACATAATAGCTGGGGTTTTGAAAGCACAAAATTACTACCTAGGATACCAAATGCTTTTAGAGTTAGTTTTCCCAATGAAAGATTAGCTTATCAAACTACAGAAACTATTATCTATGACTGGGGATATGGTGAAAAGGACGGATACGAAGTAACAGCCGGTAATTTTATTGTTGGTCAACAGTATAGAATAACATATGTTGGAAATACTGACTGGCTGTCTCTAGATGTAGCACTCTATGAAGCTAATTTTGCAACTATAGGTACGATTTTTACTGCTGGATCAGCAGGTAGTGGCACAGGCAGAGCATTTAGTACTGCTAGTCATGTTACTAATGGCACAACTATTAAAGCTGTTAAAGCAGCTAGTCAATTTGAAAGCATACAGCTACCTGGAGTAACTAATCCAGATCAAGTAAGATTTTTTGCTAAATGGCATCTTGCACAATTACACAAACGACCAGAGCGTTATAGTATAAATGTAGACTTTGAATATCTAATATGTAGTCGCGGAGATAAGGTAAAAGTTACACATGATATACCTCTTTGGGGTAGTGGTTCTGGCAGAATTAAAGAAATAGATACTAATGATATTACTCTAACTGAAGATATATTGTTTAATGTATCTAAAACTTATCAATTACTAGTTCGTGTAAAACCACCTGTTAGTCCAGCTAAACCAAATCTTAATGAAATACCTACATTTAAAGCCAGTATAATACCGCTTCAATTCAATACTGGAACAAATTTATGGGAACCAGCAACTACTAATAATTACTATAATAGAGTAAGAGTTGTTAGTACTATATCTGGAACATTAACTAGCGTAGATATAGACGATCTATTTACTCTTGGCGAAGTTGATATGATTACTCAAGATTTAATAGTATTGAGTATTGAGCCAAGTAGTAACTTAACTGCAAAAATAACTTTTGCAGACTATGCTGAAGATATGTACACTGTACCTATAGATGAACTGAACATAGCATTTGACAGCAAAATTACTTATGAAAGCTTAGATATAATTAAAAACATAATTTATGATATACCAATTATAGTTAGGATTAATACAGACAGTGTTAATAGTCAAGAGACTTCCCCAGGAGTATATACCAATAATGTTTTAGTAACTTTTGCAAATCCAAAAACCTTGCCAAATATAGTTACTAAATTGCAGTTTGATATTATTGAAGCAAATACTGTATTTGAAGCTGACAAGGCCAAAAATCCACTATATGCAGAAAAACAGGCTGGAACACTAAATATTTTAGGATTAAAATCTAACGTAATGTATAAATTACGAGCTAGATATTCTAATAGTGAGGGTAGCGTATTTGGACCCTGGACAAAAGAGTATATATTTTATAATGGCGGTTACCAAGTGAACGAATTTAATGCAACAAATCTATTAATAGCCCTAGAAGGTACTAATTTAGTCGTAAGACCAATTGATAGCAGTGGAACACCTGCTCCAAAAACTCATGTAGGTTATGAGTATAGATTATATAGAAATAGTGGTACAGGTGATTTTTGGAATACAGATATTGTAGCAGCAGATAAAACTGCTAATTATTTAGAGCAACGTAATACTTCTACTGCAATTTTTGATTTATTAAAACTACCGTCCACAGTAGGTAATCCTAGAATTACCGAAACTGCTCCTGGTGTTAAATATCGTATAGCTTGTAGAGCTATTGATAAAAATGGTAACTATAGTACTAGTAGTTTACTAGGAAGTATAAATATCAGAACTATTCAGCCACCAACTTTAACTGAAAGGACATAATATGAGTTCACAGTATCAAGCTGGTGTAGGTTCATTAATACTAGCCATTGATAGAGCAGATATTATTACTACTAATAGTTCTATTAGAGATGATCAGAAAAATTTAAAGGTATGGGTGAGCAAATCAGCCATACCTTCTACACCTGATCCTAGCACACTACTATGGGATGCCGAAGGCTTACAAGCCACAATAGTTAATCTAGAAGTAGAAAAAACGCACTATTTTAGATATGCCTTAACCAGCGCATTAGATCCTACGATTTATACTATTAGTAGTCAGTATAGTTTTATACCAAAAGCAAATATTGTAGCATCAAGTCTAGATTATCCTCCTAGTCCTGCTGGTATGATTGTTAGTAGTGGTATTAATACTATATTAGTACAAATACCCGAAAATACTATTATATTTAGTAATGTTACTGTTACTAGTGGTAGTAAGGTATTAACAGTATCTAGTACAACAGGAATAGAAATAGGCCAACGATTAAAAATATTAAGTACTATTAGTGGAACCCCTGTATTAGGTGTACCACCAGAAATAGTTGCAAAAACAGGCACTACACTAACATTAGGTTTTGCTGCTACTGGTAGCGGTGTAGCAAATATAATTCACAGCCAAGATATAAAATATAATTATAGTAACTATACGCCAGGCACAGACTTATATAGATTTGCCAGCAGCACTCATCAGTCAACTGTAGTATATGGTAAGAAAATAGCTAATATCGACACCGTAGTTACTTTTAATGATGTAAAAGATGATATTTTAGGAGAATTTGCAGGATATGAAGATGCCCCAACTACACCTAAAACCATTTTTAGTTTACCAGCAGATCCTGGTAGTTATTATGCTTTATTTTTTAAATTTAAAAATAGAGCAGGTAATTTAAGTTTAGTAGCTGATGGGCCTTACAATATTGCTACAGGTCAAGACCCTAAATCGTTAATAAATATGCTAAGTAATTCAATTACTGAAGGCACACTATATAACGGCTTACAAACTAGAATAGCTAGTGTTGATCGCGGAGATGAAAGAGTAGCTGTAGAGGTTAGTAAATTAAATAATCAGTATACAGTTAGAATAGATGATGGTGGTGTTATAAGTGGTTATGGCTTAGCTAGTAATAGATCTGATGATGGTACAGTAGACAGTGAGTTTGGTGTACATGCAGATAGATTTTATATAACTGCACCAGCTTATGTAAATGATACTCCGCCTACAACAGGTAATTTTCATGGAAGAATATGGGTAGATACAGCTACCCCTATTAATGAAGGCTTAGTAACAGGTGTTAGTGTATATTATAATACCTATAAACCAACTATACATAATAATATAGCTTTTCCTAATGATACAACTTATCATTACTGGGAAATAAAAACAGAATCTCAAGTAAAAGCTTTAACAGGGCAAAGTACAGCACAACCTACTATAGGTACCACATATAACGGCTATATCTACAGAGGAGATAAATGGGATCCTAGTTATGACTATGCTGCAAAGGATTATTTATTTGATGAAGGTAGTGGTGATTACTATATATGTAAAAAAGGATATAATGCAGTTCAAATCACTGATCTAGCTACTAAGAATCCAAAATTACGCGGAGTATTTACAGCTACTGGAGCTACTTTTGCTGTAAATAGTACAGTATATATTGTAGGACAAGAAATAGCCGTTGCACCTAGTACTAAAAAATTAGGTTCCAGCTATACTAGCAGTGGTACATTTTACTATATTATAGAACTACCAGCAAGTGGACAATTTCAACTAGCACTTAAAAAGAGCGGAGACGCAATATTAACTAATATACGCGGAACTAAAAAGTACTATAACGCTAAATCAACTACACCTGGTTGGGTTACTACACTAGATAAACAGACCATGGTTCCGTTTATAGTTCAAACTACGCCAAAAGGTGCACCAACAGACCCTGACTATGTGCCGGAAGGTGTATATATTAATGCTGCATATATTGCTAATGCTACTATAGGCACTGCTCAAATACAAGATGCATCAATAACATCAGCAAAAATTTCAGACATCAAAGCAGAACAGATTACTACAGGTATACTTAATGCAGAACGAATAAATACTAAAAGCTTAGTACTAGATAAACTAGACTTAGCAACTATGTTAGGTAATTTAGACGGTAGTTGGACTATAGCATG